TTCGAGAAGCTGCTGCAGCTGGGCAGCTACGTCGGCGGCAGCAAAAAAACATTCACATTTACGCGCGACGGCCGTATTCGCACATTTGGCAGCGACCCGGACGGGGATGTCAAAATCTTTTTCGGTCATGCACAGGATCCGGAGTCGCTGGAGTCGGCCACGGCCAGAGCGGCCTGGCTGGATGAGGCCGGGCAGAACAAATTCAAGCTGTCGTCCTATGAAGCGATCATGCGCCGGCTGTCGCTGGCGCAGGGGCGGGTACTCATCACCACCACACCGTACAATCTCGGCTGGCTGAAACAGAAACTATTTGACCAGGCTCCGCACGACCCGGCGATTGAGGTGGTGCGTTTTGAGTCCACCGAAAACCCCGGATTCCCGCAGGAGGAAATGGAACGTGCGCGCCGGGATTTGCCGCTGTGGAAATTCAATATGTTTTACCGGGCTATCTTCACCCGGCCGGCGGGCATGATTTACGACTGCTTTGATGAGGATGTGCACAAGGTGCCGGCGTTTGATGTGCCCGGTCACTGGCCCCGGTATGTCGGCGTCGACTTCGGCGGCGTCAACACGGCGGCCGTCTTCCTGGCCGAGGAGGGGCACATGGAGCCTCAGCCGGGCAATGCGCGACCGCGGTTCGTTTCCGCCGGCCGCTATTACGTGTACCGGGAGTATCTGGCCGGCGGGCGACTGGCCGAAGAGCACGCACGATACATCACAGAGGGGGAGCCGCGCTCGCCGATGGCCTACGGCGGGGCCAGCTCCGAGGGGCAGTGGCGGTCGGAGTTTACGGCCGGCGGGCTGCTAATCAATCAGCCGCCGGTGCGGGATGTGGAGGTCGGCATCAATCGGGTGTACGGCATGTTCAAAAATCGCGAGCTGTTTGTGATGGACAACTGCGAGGGCCTGCTGGATGAGATTCTCAGTTATTCCCGCGAGTTGGATGAGATGAACGAGCCGACGGAGCAGATCGCTGACAAAAACACGTTTCACCGGCTGGACGCGCTGCGGTATATCGGGTCGTACCTGCGCGAGAAAGGCAGCACGGAGCTGCCTGAGCAGCCGCAGCAAAAGAGTAAATGGAAAAACAGCAATCAATCCAGCCGGGGCGCCGGCCGGTGGAGGGTATGATGATACGAGCAGCAAAAATCAGCAAACGGCCGTCGCGCGGCAACCTGACCAAGGAGATCGGCAGCTCCGGCCAGCGCGAGCGCTTCGGCATTGTGCACGATGATTTCCTGTCAGACTGGAAGACGACCGAGGCCAAGGTCAAGACCGTCGACCGCATGGTCAAAAACAGCCCGCTTATTGGCGGCGCGCTGCGGCTGGCAATCGAGATGAGTATCCGCAGCGTCGACTGGTTTTTCACCAGCGAAAACGGCGAAGGGGATCCCGATCTGGAGCTGGTGCGGGAGGCGTGGGCCAACCTCACCCATTCCTGGAACGATTTCATCTCCGATGCCATCCTGTCGGCGTTTTATGGCTGGGTGACGTTTTCCAACAAATACGAGCGTGTGAACGGCCGTCTACTCTGGCGCAAATTCAAGATGCTGGGGCACGAAACACACATGGAGTGGCTGTACGACGAAAACGGCGGGCTGATCGGCCTGCAGCAGTACCCGCACCTGTGGCCGGAGCCAATTCCCATTGACCGCCTGCTGCTGATTCGGTTCCGCCATGCCGGCGGCAACCCGGAGGGGGAGTCCATTCTCCGCCCGGCCTGGACCAGCTACTACTACGGTGCCAATCTGGAGGAGATCCGCGCCATCGGCTACGAGCGGCACGCCGCCGGACTGCCGAAGGTGACCATGCCGCTGGGGGCGGACCCCGACGAGTCCGGCACCGATTACGGCCGCGCTGCCAAACTGGCGCGCAATATCCGCGTCGACGAGCAGGGCGGGGTGGTGGTGCCGCCGCCGCGGGGTGAGGGGGAGCATCACCGCTGGAATGTGGAGATGATGAGCGCCGGCAATGCGCAGGTGTTCATGGCGCTCAACAGCACCATCACCGAGTACGACCAGAAGATCCTCATGGCCGTGCTGGCCCAGTTCATTATCCTGGCGATGAACAGCGTCGGCAGCCAGGCGAAGGCCGAGAGCGATGTCTCGTTTTTCACGATGGCGGTGGATGCGTTCGCGTCGACGATTGCGGATACGTTCACCAAATACGCCGTCGACCGGCTGCTGCGGCTGAACGGCCGTGAGCCTGGCGCCGTGCGGCTGGAGCACTCGCCCGCGGGGGATGTCGACCACGACATGATGATTGAGTTTATCAAATCGGTTGGCGGTGGCCTGACCTGGACGCCAGAGGATGAGCAGCAGATCCGCTCCATATTCGGGATGCCAGAAAAGACGGTCGAGGAGCTGCAGCAGCTGGCCGACGAGGCGCAGGCGGCGGCCGACGAGCGCGCGCGCTTGATGGGGCAGCAGCTGCGCGGCCGCGGCGGGCAGGATGACTCACCGGATGACGATGAGGATGACCCAGAGCGGGATGACAACACGGCCGTGCTGTATGCGGCCGGCACCGCACCGGATGATGATGAGCGCCGGCGCATGGAGCGGCGCTGGTACCGCACGGCGCAGCGATATGTTAGCGGCGCGCTGCGGCGGGTTGAGCAAGGGATGGATGAGCGCTGATGCCTGATCCGCTAACCTTCGACTTCTGGAACGACGAAGAGGCGTACATGTGGGCGGAGATGAATCCGCACGTCATGGACGCGCTCCTGCAGGGGATGACCACGGCGGCGACGCAGCTGCCGCCGGCCATCGCCGGCCTGGTAGATTGGGATTTTACCAACACGGCCGCGCTGGAGTTTCTCAACCAGTACCGCCTGAGCACCGTCTCCGGCATTGTGGGCACCACGCGCGACCAGACCATTCGCCTCATTCAGCGCTGGATGGCCTCCGGGGATGAGCTGCCCGTGCTCATCCAACAGCTGGCGCCCATTTACGGCCATGCCCGGGCCGAAGCGATTGCCGTCACAGAGGTGACGCGCGTGTTCGCCGAGGGGAACATGATCCTCTGGGATTCCACTGGCGTCGTTGCCGGCAAACGATGGCAGACGGCCCGCGACGAACGGGTGTGCCCGTTTTGCGCCCCGCTGCACAACACGATTGTGGAGCTGCAAAGCGATTTCAGCCTGACGCCAGACGCGGTGGCCAACTCCGGAGCCATGCGCCAGTTGCTGGGTGACCGGTACACGCCAGAGGCGGCGATGGCCCGGGCGCGGACGCTGCTGGGGCGGCAGGGGACGACTGTCAAGGCGCCGCCGTACCATCCGCGCTGCCGCTGCTGGCTGCAGCCGTTCCTCAGTGAGACCAGCGTGCGCCGGGGGATCGGCGACGTGCTGGCCAACGAGTTCTTTGCCGAAGTGCGCGCGGGGCAGTGGCCGCGCGTGGCGGTGGATACGTTTGTCGCGCAGGGGGTGACGCCGTGATAACCGTTTCGGTTGTTGAAGGTCATGTGCCTATACCAGGGTTTGATTATTGGGTTTATGTGTTTAGGCGTAATAACGATGTGCTGTATGTTGGGGAAACAACCAACATGCCAAACAGGTTGCGCGAACACTTAGCTGGAATCAAGTCAAATAGTGGTTTGACAAACGACTTCATCGAAAATGGAGTTGATGGTGTTGCCGTGGATCTGTATAACGGCGCTGATATGGTCAAGTGGCGTAATGACGAAGCAATTATAGATTTGCTGGAATACCAACAACAAAAAGCAGGCAATGATTTGACTGTATTCGGTGGGCCGATGACTAGAGATGAAATAATAGTGACGTACGGCAGAATGAATAGAGTGGAGTTCGAAAAGCAGCTTATTACAGAGTTAAAACCGTTATTTAATGCGAGGTTATAAATGACCGAAGGCATGATCATCAGCACGGACCCGCCGGATCTGTTCCAGCGGTTCCAGCGCTACCCGCAGCAGTTTAACCGCGTGATGGAAAAGGCGATGGAAGCCTCGATGCTGCACGTCCAATCCTCCGTGCCGGCCTACCCGCCGCCGCGCGAGGGGCAGTCGTATATCCGCACGGGCACGTTGGGCAGGACGATGGGTATTTCCCAGCAGGGGCAGCCGCTGGGCAAGCCGTCGATCTACAAAACATCCAAACTGGGCAACGCCTACCAGGGCGAGTTCGGCACCAACATCCACTATGCGCCGGATGTCATCGGCGAGGGGACACAAAAGCCGCTGTTCGTTTCCCGCTGGTGGACAATCGGCACCGTCGCGCGCCGGGCCGCGCGGGGGATCCTGCGCATCCACGAGATCGCCGTCGAGGAGCTCGCGCGCTGGATTGATGGCTATTAGGCATAGAGGGGGCTGATGGACGAACCATTCCAGATTTACTACACTGCGCACGAGCGCGCCACCATCGTCAGCTGGCGCCTGGCCGAGGGAGCCGCATTGTCTACCCGGGAAATCGCCGAGATGGTTGGCGTGACCCGCCAGGCGGCGCATTACATGATGGACTCCATCAGCCGCGTGGCGCCGGTATACCGCGGCGACGATTCGCGCTGGCGCCGATTTAACCACACAACCTGATTCCCCGGCTGTCAAAGAGATTTTGCACCAACCCCCATACACTAAGAGCGAATCATCAAATGAGTCGCTCTTTTTGGTTGGGTTATGACAGCTGATTCGATTTTCCTGATAGACCAATTTGTGACCGTGACGCCGGGCGAGCCGTTCCGGCTGTTTCCGTTTGGGGACATCCACAAAAACGGCCGTACCGTCACACTGACGCCGGAAATGGCGCGGCAGTTCAGGCTGCCCCATTTCAAGCCGCCGATCAAACTCGGCAGCCACAACGACGAGACGCCGGCCGGCGGGCACATCATTGGTCTGGAGGTGCGCGGTGATGGGCTGTATGCCATCCCCGAATGGAACGACAGCGGAACGGCCGCCATCCATAGCGGCGCGTATCGCTATCACTCTCCCGAGGTTGTCTGGGAGGGTGAGATTTTAGATTCGTCTACTGGGACCGTGATTCCCGCACCGCTCATTTTGGGGGATGCGCTGCTGCACATGCCGGCGCTTGGGGAGGCCACGGCTTTTTATCAGGTTGAGACACACGGAGGTGAACCAATGTCAGAAATGACACAGGTGCCGACCTCGTTGTGGGATCGCATTATGGACCGCTTTTTCAGCGCCGATATCGACCCCACTCCGGAGCCGGAACCGACCACGCAGACCCCCGATCCGCAGGTGGATGAATATGCCGCCCAGCTGCAGGCTGCCAACGCCGAACTGGCGCAGTATCGCGCCCAGATCGAGCAGATGGAAGCTGCGCAGCAGTTGCAGGCGCGTGTATTTCACTTCGCCGCTGAGTTCGCAGAGAGCACGGCCGTCGCTGATGATGGGGATCTGCACAGTATTCTGGCCGGCCTCGATGACGAGGTGGCGGACCAGCTGGTACAGCGTTTCAAAGCGCTGTCCGCACAGATTGACGAAACTGCACTGACCGGCGATGTCGGCGCGGCCGAAGGCGATGCCACCGGCCCGGACGCCATCCACGCCGCGGTGCAGAAATACCAGGCTGAGCACAACGTCTCCTACAATGAGGCGATTGCTGCGTTGGCCATTGAACGGCCGCAGCTGTTCGGGGGAGGTGCGTAATGTCTGACGCATATGGAGATCAGATCACTCTGCCCGGGCTGTACGTCAATGGGGATATTTCGAGCAAGCAATACCACGCAGTCAAGATGGGGTCGACGGCCAACACCGTCGTCGCCTTGTCGGCAACGACTGACGTTGTGGTCGGCGTGCTGCAGAACGCCCCCGACGCAGCCAACGAGGCGGCGATTGTTGCCGCCCTCGGAGTATCCGTCGTGATTGCCGGTACAAGCACGCTGACCGCCGGCGCACGTATCCAGTTCGATTCCACCGGCCGGGCGATTGCCGCCAGCGGCCAGGACCTGGGCGCCGTTCTCGAGGCAGCCGGGGCCGTGGGCGACGAGCTGCGGGCCGTACTGGACTAAGGGGGAGCCACCATGAGACCTACAACCGCTGATGTACGCCCCGTAGGCAATCCGCTGCTCAGCAACATGCTGATCGCCTACATGAACGATGATATGGATTATGTCGCCCGGCGCGCCGCCCCCGTGGTGCCCGTCGCCGAGGAGTCCGGCACCTATACCACGTTTGATAAGAAACACTGGTTTGCAGACAAGCTCGAGCGCCGCGCCTACGGCGACCGCCGCGCGCGTGCCGGCTGGACGGCCGGATCGGACACCTACAAAACCCTGCAGTGGGCGCTGGAGCATCCGATTCCCGATGAGCAGCAGGCAACCAGCCAGATCCCGATGCGCCTCGAGCAGGTCGGGTTGCAATGGATTGCTCAGCAGTCCAACCTGCGCAAGGAGATTGCGTTTGCGGCCGACTTCATGACCACCGGCGTATGGACGACCAACCCGACGCCGACTGATTGGGACGATAGTTCCGGGGTGCCGATTACCGACGCGCGGACCTATCGCCGCACGATCAAACAGCTGACCGGCAAAACCGCCAACGCCATCACCATGGGCGAGATTGTGTTCGACGCCCTGATCGTCAACGCCCAGGTCCGGGAGCAGGCCAAATATACCCGCACCCTGACCGTGGCCGAGAGCGAGGGACTCATCGCCGCACTGCTGGGATTCCAGTACGTGTTTGTCTCCCGGGCCATTTACAACACTGCCAACATCGGCCAGGCCGCCAGCCTGGCTCCGGTCATTGATGACGTTGCCCTGATCCACATTGTGGAGCCGGGCACGGACATGATGAGCGTGACCTCGCTGAAAACGTTTGTCTGGCAGCCGGGGGGTGGCGAGGGGTCGGCCAAATCGTACTACGACGACGGCTCAGACTCCACCATTCTGGCCCATAAAGAGCAGTGGGACCAGAAACTCATTAGCGCGGACACCGGCGTTTTCTTCTCCGATATCGTCTGATTCACATTCCACCGGCTGGGGAGGGCTGCGGGTTGGTGCCCCCGCCCGTTGCTCTCCTCATCCGGTGGAGGGGGCACACAACAATATGCAATATGAGGGCACAGCCTACATAGGCGTGGTCGGTCCGGATACTATCCCCGTACACGCCGTCATCTCAATCATGAACATTGAGCGTCGCCCCGGTGACGCCGCCCCGCGATTCCAGATGGCCACCAAAGGCTACGAAGCGCGGCAGATGCACATCAACCAGTTTATCGCCTCCGAGCACGACTGGATCCTCCTTCTTGATCATGACATGATATTCCCCGCGGACACACTGGAGCGCCTGCGCAGCCACGGCAAGCCGTATGTCACTGGTTTGTATATGCGCCGGCGTCACTCGCCGATGCTGCCGGTCTGGTACGAGCCGTACACCGGCGAATGGCCGATGATGCCGTTTACCGCCGACCCGGCGCGCGGCCGCCTGCACGAGCTGGGCGCCAGCGGCTGGGGCTGCATCCTCCTGCACCGCGCGGTAATTGAAGGAACACGGCCGTACCTGGGCGGCGAGCAGGATGTTATCGAGGATGACATGGATGTGTGGCCGGCGACGGGCGAGCCGCTGCGTGGCACCAAAGACATCGTCGGCTCCGACATCCGCTATCCCGTGTACGCGCGCCAGGCCGGGTACAACCTGTACGGC